AAAGAGATGCACAGGCAACAAGCCATTAAGTTGCATTATGAATACGTATTATATGTAATGATGAATGAATCAAGTATAATGACATTTGGGCAGTTTTACCAACAAACCTACGGAAAATCTAAGAAATGAAAGCAATACTTGAATTTAATTTGAACGAAGAACGCATCGAGTTTGATGATTCAGTAAATGGATGGAAGTGGAAGTGTATCGTATCTGAACTTGACAACGAGTTGAGAGCAAAAATAAAATACCCATCAGATGACACATCTATCGAAGTTATTGAAGCGTTGTCAACTATGCGTGACTTTTTACATCAATCATTAAAAGAAGAAGGCTTGATACTATGAACGCATTCGGTGGAACTTGGGATGACACAAAGTGCTTTAATCATGAGAATGATTTAGGCATCAATTTAGACAATGACTCTTATGTCAATCTATTCAAAGAGACAGCAAAAGAAATTGTCAAAATAACAAAAGGAAAAACATTCTTAGATTGTGGTGGTGGCATGGGCGCATACACACTCGCAATGCTAGAACAAGGTCTTGATTGCACTTATGTAGATTTAAGCAATAATCATGTCGAGTATGTTGCTAAAAGATTGAAGCCGATACACGACAATCAAACGCTTCAAATCTATGAAAAAGACTTCACTACTCAAACATTCAAGAAATTTGATTTAATAGCGTCTATTGAAGTAATGGAGCATATTGAAGACAAGAAGTTAATTCCGTTTCTTACAAATTTGAAATGTGACTACTTTCACTTTTCATCAACGCCTCACACGACAGACTATGATGCAGAATGGGGACACATAAATATCAAATCTGAAGAGCAATGGATTTTACTATTTACTCAATGCGGATTTGAATTGCATTCTAGAATAACGCATCCGACTTCATGGTCGCTACTCTTCACAAAATGAAAAAGCACACGAAGATATATCTAGACTACTTTGAGTACGCTATAAGCGACTACATCGCTTGTGAAGTATGTGAGAGACCTGCTGTTGACATTCATCACATCGAAGCACGAGGCATGGGAGGCTCAAAACACGCAGACATCATCACAAATCTTCAAGCGCTGTGCAGAGAATGTCACACAAAATTTGGAGACCAAAAACGACACAAAGACTTTCTTAAAGAGAAGCATCGAATTGCTTTGAGCAAGTGTCAAAAATCGTGAGTAAAACGAGAAAACAATGGCAACAGAAAAACAACTACAAAACTTAAAACCTTTCAAAGCAGGTAACAACGCAAATCCTAATGGGAGACCAAAGAAACTAGTGACTCAACTCAAAGGACTAGGGTACTCAAAAGACGATATCAATCAAACTCTTATGAACATGGTCGCAATGTCACGAGAAGAACTCACAGCGATAGACAAGTCAAATGACTATACGATACTAGAGAGAATTGTCGCAGGTGCGCTATTAAAATCACATGACAAAAATTCACTATATTCGCTTGAGACATTGCTCACTAGAGTACATGGTAAACCTAAAGAAGAAGTAGAGACTACAATCAGAACAGAAGAGCCAATCAAAATAACACTTAAACTAGACTAATGACAACATACATCGGTAACGCATGGGAGAATGAGTACGGACTCAACCTATCACTAAACATCAAGAAACTTCAAGACGCTATCGACAGCGGAGAACTCATCGTCAATCAATACGGTGATGTGCGTATCAACTGCAATCGTATGAAAGCAATGCACGAGAAGTCAAAAGCGACACATTCACTTTCAGTACCAAAAGCGAGATGAGAAAGACATGGAGAGGCGTAGATGTACTACCGCCACAAGACGATGACTTGAAACTAATCATGACATACAAAGACGAGATATCGCTTGCTAGATACATCGATGAAATGTGGATTGATGAATACACAAACAGGCTAATAGATGTCAAATTTTGGATGCCAATTCCAATAGCCCCACACGAATGAGAATACTTGCACTAGCAGACGGAATGAATGGCGTAATATATCATCGCATATACACGCCTCTCATGCGCTTACAACTCGATAATCATGCGACTATCGACATAGCGCAAGATAGCGATACAATGCTCAACGAAGTACGCTTTGAAGACTATGATTTGATTGTGTTCAATCGTTGGTTAGGTCCGTATCACTATGACATCTTGAAGAAGATAACGAAAGCAAAGACGCCTTATGTTGTCGATGTAGATGATTATTGGGTGTTGCCTAAGTACAACCCTGCGTATTGGGCGTATCGTCAAGGAATTAAGAGCGCAATTAAAGACGCAATCTACTACGCTGACGCTGTGACTTGCACTACACCACAACTAGCAAAGAAAGTCAAAGAGTTCAACAAGAATGTCGTTGTAATACCTAATTGCTTAGACTACGAGCATGAGCAATGGAAGCACTCACGACTAGCAAACGACAAATTCAAAATAGGTTGGGTCGGTGGCATCACGCATCACGAAGATTTGAAACTCATTGTAGATGCAATCACTCGAATAGGCGAAGAAGGAATTGCTGACTTCTATCTATGTGGCTACACTGAGAGCGATACATGGAATCAAATCGTCAACATGTTTAGCGGTGATTGGTTTCATGTAGTACGAGGCACAAATGCGGCATCATATGGCGAAGTCTACAAACACTTTGACTTAGTTGTTGCACCTTTGACAGCAACATCGTTCAATTCATGCAAGAGCGAGTTAAAGATTCTAGAAGCAAGCGCTTATGAATTGCCCATTGTTGTGAGTGCAGTTGAGCCGTACACAAATCACATCGACAATGGCGGTGTTATATTCGCAAAGCCTGACGAGTGGTATGAGTCTATCATGCAAGCGCTTCAACACGCTTCGCATCTAGGTGCATCTAATTCGCTCTATTGTCGCAAATTCCACAATCTAGAATTACACAATATCACACGACTTAAACTCTACGAAAGTTTGTGCAAATAGAATATACGAGACCGAAACTCACATCCTATCAAACAAATATCTTGAACTCAAAAGCAAGGTATACAATCACGAGTGCGTCTACTAAAACAGGTAAGACTGCATCTCACATCATTTGGTTGTTTGAACAAGCGCTCGCTCTTAAAGAAAATCAGAGCGTGTGGTGGGTTGCGCCTGTATATCAGCAAGCAGAAATAGCATTTCGTAGAATGAAGACGCAAGTCTCAGACAGAAACTTCTTTCAATCAAACGAGAGTAAGTTAACATTGACGCTACCGACAGGTGCGAGAATCGAGTTCAAGAGCGCAGAGAAGCCTGACAACTTATACGGCGATGATGTGTATAGCGCAGTCTTTGATGAAGCGTCTCGTGCAAGAGAAGAGTCATGGTACGCTCTTCGCTCTACACTCACAGCAACGCAAGGAAAATGCAAGTTGATAGGTAATGTCAAAGGCAAAAAGAATTGGTTCTACAAACTAGGAGAGCGTGCAAAACTAGGCGAGAAAGACTATGAGTATTTCAAGATAACTGCTTACGATGCAGTCAAAGAAGGTATACTTCAACTAGAAGAGATTGAGCAAGCGAAGCGAGACTTACCGCTTCATGTGTTCAATGAGTTGTATCTAGCAGAGCCACAAGATGACAAATCAAATCCATTCGGTGTCTCAAACATTCAAGCATGCTATCAAGACATAGTTCAATCTCAAGTAGTAGCATATGGCATTGACTTAGCAAAATACTCAGATTATACGGTCATCATAGGCTTAAACGCTCACAACGAAGTAGCATACTGCGAGCGCTTTCAAGCAGATTGGGGGCAAACACAATCAAAGATTATACGCTTGATACAGAACACGCCTGCGTTTATTGACTCGACAGGCGTAGGTGACCCGATAGTCGAGCAGATACAACGACAATGCACACGAGCGCAAGGCTTTAAATTCACAACACAATCAAAGCAACAACTCATCGAAGGCTTAGTCTTAGAAGTTCAGAGACAAGAGATAAGATTTCCTGAGAATCCTATTGGCTACGAGATGGAGTCATTTGAATTTGAGTACACAAGAACAGGTGTGAGATACACAGCACCTAGCGGGTTACATGATGACTGCGTCATGTCACTTGCTCTTGCGTTAGATTGCAAGAAGAGAAATAGAGCCGGCACATTTTACTTTGCTTAACCCGTTACAAATTGAAACGCTATGAATTGGAAAGACATAAACATCGCTCAACTTCAAGAACTACATTCAATCGAACACTTTGAAGGTATTGAGAAGAAACTACATACTCTCGCTATCATCACAAATGAAGACATTGATGTACTAGAAGAACTCACTCTCGAAGACTTGCTTAAGCGCTTTGAGAAACTATCGTTTTTGAATGAACTACCGACATCGAAAGTCAAGTTCAAATTCAAGCATTTAGGCAAGCGCTATCGTCTCATTGCAAACGCTCAAGAGATGAATGCTCATCACTTTATAGAATTGCAACAAATCAACGCAGAGAACATCATAGAGAACTTGCACAAGATTCTAGCAATGCTGTCATATAAAGTTGACATCTTCAATCGTAGAGTCAAGATATCTAAAGGCAAAATAGCACAAGAGTTTGAACAACGCTGTGAAGACTTTAAATCACTCAGATGTGACATCGCTTATGCTTATGCAGTTTTTTCTTTGGCAGTCTATCCTCTATTGTTGAACGCTACCCTGTCTTATTTGAAACAGGAGATGCAGAAACTAGAGACGACATAAGTCCTTTCTCATGGCTCAATCTAGTTGACTCAATGTCACGAGGTAATCGCACTCAATGGCAATTCTATCTAGACATGTCGCTCATCGAGTTCTTTAATACTATCGCTTTCTACAAAGCAAAAACAAACGAGCGCAATAAGCGCTTAGAGAACGCAAGCGTAAAAGGATTCAACGCTTATGTGACAGCGTGCTTGAACGAGATGCTGTAACAAATCATGTCGTAAATTGTTACAAACTATGCGACAACTCGATAATATGTCGAGTAAGTGCATGACTTCTGACAACATTTAAGTCACATTTATTCAAATAAGCGTGACATGCTATTGTCATAGATTTGTCATAAAAACAAATAAATAGAAAATAAAGTTTGCAAGTGTATTGCATATATCAAAAAAAGTGCTACTTTTGAATCATAATACAAACAGATATGAAAAACGCAATCGAAACAATCAGAGAATCTTACAAAGGACAAATTGAAATCCTTGTTCAAAAAGAGACAGAACGCATCGCAAACATTTTACAGGTTTACAATGACTTTAGAATTAAGTTTCCTAACGAGATTCAAGACTATGCTGTCTATCGTACAATCTTAATCATGAATGGTTGCAACGAAGAATTAGCGAATGAAGAAAATGCTAAAGGTCATAATTGGTACAATAAATATGCTTATTCAATGACATATGGTCGCCGTATGAGATTGCAAGAGTTTGTATATGGCTTAGTAAATCGCTACGAAAAAACTTTCGCATATCATATTGAATCAGTTAGAGCGATTAGTATTGCTAAATTAGAAAGCGCACTAGAGAAGTTTTTGACTTCAGAAGATATCGCTCAAGAAGTTACAACTCACATTGGTGGCAAAGGCTTTGAAGTAAATACAAAACTTGCAGATGGTCGATTCTTCTATACTTGCTGTGTACCTTGCGGTGGCTACAACATTCAAGAATTTCACTATCGCTATATTGCTAAGATGTTGAAAAAATAAAAACCAAATTGGGGTATAAAAGCCCCCACTATATACAATTATGAGACTAGCAAAAAGACACGAAAAACTACCGACTCGCAAACTAGGGGAGTCAGTAGTAGAGTTTGAGAAATTACATCAATGCGGTGAGACTGACATCTATGGCATTATCGGTCATCAAGGCGAGCGTGTGCATCGCTTACGAGCATCGTATCTCGTACACAATAACGAGAAAATCATTACATCATATCGTACTACTTGTGGCGCTGAAACATATCGTAGTTTCTTTGACTGCGACTTATCGCTGACAGCGAGCGATGTCACTTGTTCAAAGTGCTTGAAGAAGATGAAGTAGTTCATTTTGAGACGAGAGTGTTGCTTCGCTATTTTAAGAAGTGGCACTCTCAATCACACAACAACCAAACGCATATGCACCGGCATACAATGACACAAACTTTGTAGTCACAGAATCAAGCGGTGCAATCTACACGAAAGACAATTTCAAGTTCATAGGTGATGTCAAAATCAACAGCGCATCTATCGCTAAGTTAAAGACACCTATTTACTATGGCTCGACAAACAAAGGCGTATTCAACATAGGTCGCATTCTCGAAAACTATGTTTCGTATGACTTCAATTTAAATGACTCATCAGCGAGTGGATGCGTCAATTCAATCAAAGACTATTCTATTGAATTTGGTTACGAATACTCAGCGTCAGCAACAGGCTCAATTACTGAATACTTAAATCTTACAAGCGCAAGCGGTAGCGTATGGAATGCGTCACTCAATCCTATTGACTTAGTATCGTACTCAGGTCAATACACAATGTCAGGTAGTGGCAAGTTCTTGACTCCTATTCGCTCAAAGATAATCTCACGCACTCAAAAAGATTGGCTCTACGCAATACGCAACACAGCAACAAGCGCAGTCATCACATACAGCGATAGTAGCACGCAGACGATTGCATTACCTACGAGCAAAGTAGTTCGCATTCCTATCGGTTCTCAGTTGTCGATTCCGTCAAACGCTACATACTACGACATCGTTCTCAAAAATGGTGGCACTACTCTCAGCGAAACATATCGTGTCACTCTAGTAGATGAGTGTTCAAAATACGACACAACAGATATTTTCTTCTTAAACTCTCTAGGCGGATTCGACTCATTTCGCTTTGACAAAGTGCGTAGAGATACATACGCTGTTGAGAGAAAGCAATACAAATCAAACCCGTATACTTTAGGCTCTTCATACGCTTACGAGACATCATCTTTTAAGTTAAAAACATACGATACAATTTCAACTCATAGAGTAAAACTATTCTCTAATTGGATAACAGAACAGCAAAGCGAATGGTTGCGTGATTTAATCGAATCGCCTGTCGTATTTATGTACGATGGTGTCACGCTCGTTGCTGTCAATGTAGACACTACATCATACGAAGTAAAGAAGAATGTGCAAGACAAAGTATTCAACATTGAATTTGATGTCGTGTATTCGTTTGAAAATAAGCGTCAAAGACAATGATAGAAGTAATAGTCAACAATCAAGTTCTTGAGTTTACGAATGAGCCTGATGTGTTAATCACACGCTCGATTGCTGATATTAGAGAGCCTGCGTCACGCTCAAGTGAATGGACAAAGACGATAGATGTCCCCGGCACGAAACTCAACAATCAACTATTTTCGTATCTATTTGAAGTCGAGCAAACGGTATTTGGCACATCGTTCAACCCTAACACTAAAGCAGATTGTATCGTCTTTGCAGATGGCGTAGAACAACTACGAGGCATTCTTCGTCTTACATCAATTACAATCGATGACTCGACTCACATCGTCTATCATGTTTCAATTCATGGTCAAGTCGCTGATTTGTTCACAGCACTTGCAGACACAAAACTAAATGCGCTACGCTTCAGTGAATACAATCACACTCTTTCAAGCGGTGCAGTAGTAAATTCATGGGCAACATCAATCATCAAGAATGGCTCATCTCAAGCATTCTCTTATGGCGATGGCTATGTCTATGCAATGTTCGATAGAGGTTATTCTAACATACGCAACATTACGCAGTATGAAGTGTCATGGATGACTCCTTGCTTGTACGCAAAGACAATCGTTGACAAGATGTTCTCTGTAAACAACTTCACTTATACGAGCGATTCATTTTTCAATAGCGATAGATTCAAGCGACTTGTCATACCGCTACCAAATGGCTTGACGGTAGACGCTGATGTTCTAGAGCAACGCAGATTTAAAGCAACACGCACGACAACTCAATCGCTTAGTTTAGGCTATTCTTTAATCTTCAACGATGATACGACAGGCACTAACTACGACAACGGAAATAACTACAACACTACGACAGGCGCTTATGTTGTACCCGTAGCAGGTGACTATGTCTTTGACTTGACGCTTGATGTCGTTTGTAGCATGGGCGCATATATGCCTGTGTACATGCCTAGCGAATTTACTATTGCAATAGGAATGTATGTCAACAACGCACTCGTCAAGACTACTACATTTCAACAAACATTTGGCGCACCTCTTACACAAGATATTCACCTCACGCTTTCACAAGCAAACATAAGCGATAGCATTACATTCAAACTCGTTCAAGTATACGATGCACTCAACAATCACTCTCTAGTCAATAGCGAGTTCAATCTAGACATTCTCACAAACTCTAGCATTGAAAATAATTGCAGTGCATTCACTTATGGCTATGGCGAAACGGTAGACTTCTCAGTCTTCTTGAACAGCGAAGTAAAGCAGAGCGAAATGTTGATGTCATTCGTCAAGATGTTCAATCTTTATATCGAAGCAGACAAAGACAATCCTAGAATGTTGAGATGTGTGCCTAGAGACGAGTTCTATAATGGCACTCAAGTCGATTGGACAGCAAAACTAGACTATTCACAGCCTGTTGAATTAGTGCCAATGGGTGAACTTGATGCAAATCCGTATAAGTTCGCTTACAAAGAAGCAAGCGACAACGACAATAAGTTCTATCAAGAGAAATATCAGTCAACTTATGGCTCTCGTACATACGAAATTGACAATCAATTCATCAAGAGTGAGAAGAAAATCGATGTAGTTTTCTCGCCTACGCAAGTCAAATCATACGATAACGCTCAAAAGAACTTTATTCTATCTAGCATCGACTCGCAAAAGGATGGCGATTTGCGCATTTTCTACTACGCAGGTCTACAAACAGGCGTATCATGGCGCTTATATGCGTTCTATAATTTAGCGAATGTAGGGTATGTCAATCAAACATCGTTGCCGTTGACATTGCACTATGACTCTTTGTCAAATCCTACATACGACATATTGTTTGGGATGCCTAAAGAGATAGGAGTAGGTGCAGGCTACAAATACACAAACTCAAATCTTGTCAATAATTACTACTATCGCTTTCTTACAGAAATCACTTCTAAGAACTCGAAAATCATTCGAGCATACTTTCGTATTACTCCGCTAGATTATTTTAACCTACGCTTCTCAAATGCGTTCTTCTTTGAAAATCAGTATTGGCGTCTTAACAAAATTGAAGACTACAATCCTGTCGCTGACGGAGTCTATCTCTGCGAGTTCATTCTTGCGCAGTTTGTACAACCTGCTACTATTACGCAAAAGACAATAGGCGCAGGCACAGCACAAGGCAATGAAGGTGAAATTTATGGCGACATTTATCCATCGGGTTCGAATCCGATAAAGCCGGGAATTAAAGGCGTCAATGTAGGTGGCTCTCAGACATCAGGCAATGGCGTTTTCGTAGGTCAAAACATCACGCAATCAAGCGAAGCGACAAACAACTCAGCGCTAGGTTCTATTGACACTGCATTTCCTAACGGCACAGATTCAAGCGTTGCTATTATATGCAATGACTTTGAAGTGACAAAGAGTGATACGCTTTATATTGCGAACTATGAGATGTGCCCTAACTATTTGAGTGGCGGTGCAGTTCAAACAATCTCCGCAAATTACTCAGCAACAAAAGACGATTATTTATTCTTGTGTGATACTTCAATGGGCGAGGTCGTAGTGACACTACCTAACCCTACAGGTTTGAGTGGCAAGATATTTATCGTGAAAAAAATCACAACAGGACATCAAGTCACAATCGATACAGCAACAACAGCACTCATCGATGGCTTAAATTCGCACTCACAAAGTGCAATCTATTCATCACATACATTAACAACTGACGGAGTCAATTACTTTATCATAGCACAACACTAAACATGGCAATTAAATCAACGGTAGAACTCGAAGTCAAATCAAATGTCAAAGGCTTCAAAGGCGAACTTCGTCAACTAACACTCGAAGCGCAGAATGCAGTCAAAGAATTTGGTGCATTTTCACCTCAAGCAATAGAAGCAGAAAAGAAAGTAGCACTTCTTAGAGATAGAATTGAAGATTTTAATGATAGGGTAAAAGCAGTCAATCCTGATAAGTTTGCTCAAGTTCAAACGGTTGTTCAAGGTATCGCTCGTGGATTTCAAGCCGCTCAAGGTGCAGTCGCTCTATTCGGTACAGAGTCAAAAGACTTAGAAAAGACTTTAATAAAACTGCAAGGCGCAATGGCGCTAGCAGATGGTCTCGAAGGCTTAGGCAAAATCCAACAACAATTTACAGCAATTTTTGATGGTGTTGCTAATGGCGCAAAAAGAGCGTTTCTAGCAATCAAAGCAGGCATTGGGTCTACGGGTATAGGGTTACTCGTTGTTGCATTAGGTTCAATCGTTGCGTATTGGGATGAAATCAAATACGCAATTATGGGTGTATCTGAAGAAACTAAAAAAGCAAAAGCAGAACAAGATGCGTATAATCAGAGTATTAAACAATTAAATGCAGAAAGAGAAATTCTTTTATATGGTGAATTAGCAGGTAAGAAATCTCAACTGCGTGACATTGAAAGTGAACAAAATCAACTTGCTGAAAACTATATTAAAATACAAAAGCAATTAAAAGTTATTGAACAAGCAAGAGCATTATCAGGGATTCACGCAGATGAAGAAAGAGAAAAACTTTTAAGAAAAGCGTTGCTTGATAATCAATTAAGAAGCGAACAACTAGTCAATGAAGAAATAAAAACTCGTTCTGCAATTCGTACTATTGAAGAACAAGAGGAAGCAAAAAAACAAGCAAAACAAGATGCTATAAATGCCAAAAGAACTGCACAAAATGAAAAAAATAAATCGGATGCAGAAAAGGAATACGAAAGACAAGTTGCATTAATTGAAAGCATATACGCAATCCGCAAACAAGGCATTGAAAAAGAAGCAAAACTTCGTGATGACTTTGCAAGAAAACAAGTAGAAAATGCAGTTAAACTAGATGAACTTTCATATAAGCGTCAATACTCAAATCAAGAAAAATTAACACTCTTCGCAAAAGTAAATCATGACGAATTGATTCAATCTACAACAAGTTACTTTAACACGATTGGAGAACTCGCTGACGCTTTTGCAGGTCGTGATGAAGCATCACAGCGTAGAGCATTTGAAATTGGCAAAGCGATGCGATATGCGTCTACCGTTCTTAGCACTATCGAGGGTGTTCAAGGCGCTTATACAACTGCGCAGAAATCTCCTATCACTGCAATGTTTCCCGGATATCCTTATGTGCAAGCAACTGCGGCCGCTCTCTTCGGTGTCGCTCAACTTGCGAAAATTAAGAAAACAAAGTTCAATACATCGAGTCCTAGTCAAATGAGTGGCGTAGGAGTGCCACAGACGAGCGCACCTCGTACTCAGAGTTCAATGCTACAACAAGGTGGCAATAATCTCACAAACGAGACTCGTGTGTATGTAACTGAAGGAGATATCTCACGCACTCAAACACGAGTGAATGCTCTGCGAAAAGTATCGATTGTAGAATAGTGCTATTTAAGTATGATGAATTTACCTATTTATAGACTCGACATCAACGAATTTGATGAAGAAACAGGAATAGACTTTGTGTCTCTTGTAGAATCTCCTGCTGTTGAGCGTGACTTTCAAGCGTTTAAACAAGAGTTTGTACAACCGAATAGCAATGAAACTCAAGACGAGTTCATGTCTCGTTGCATAAAGTATATCATCGATGAAGGCAAAGACAGCGAGCAAGCAGTTGCTATCTGCGCTTCATTATGGGATTCTTCAAAGTTTGCAAAAATCTCTTATGATTGGGATGGCGTAGGCTCAACTGCTCGTGGCAAAAAAGCAATTCTAGACTCTATTGCTAAAGGCGATGAAGTATACATCATCTCTGCTCGTGACTCAAAAGATAACATCAAAATTGATATTGCGGAAGACCATATTTTTGCATTAGGTTCAAACGATGCGAAAATCGCTAAAGTAAAAGAACTAGGAATTACTAAGCATTTTGATAATAACCCTGATGTTGTTAAAGCACTTGCTTCTATCGGTCAAAAGTTTCGTCTTAACTTCGCAATTCAAGACGAAGAAAAGCGCATCGTCAGTGGCGTTGCGATGATTGCAGACATGCCTATTTATCGCAGAGATGCAATTCGTGGTGAATACTATGTAGTCTTCGATAAAGAGTCTATTTTCAAGATTGCTAAGAAATGGGCAAGAAGCAACAAGTATGATGCAGTGAATGAGCATCACGAGACGCCTATTCAAAACGGTGTATCTTTATTTGAGTCTTACATTGTAGATAGAGAGCGAGGAGTTATGCCACCGAAAGGCTATGAAGATGTAGCAGATGGCTCATGGTTCGTATCATATCTCATCGACAATGAAGATGTATGGCAACGAGTAAAATCAGGTGAGTTCAAAGGCTTCTCAGTCGAAGGCGTCTTTGATTTCGTTTCTGAAATGAGTGAAGATTTAAAAGTCATCGAAGAACTAAAGAGAGTCTTGTCTCAATGGGATGGAAAGTAAAATTGCAACACTAACAAAAAAAATATATTCAACTATGATGAACGCAAAAGACACTTTGAAACAAGTCCGAGTATTATTAGGATTTGAAGAAGAAGCCAAAGTAGAGTTCGCTACTGCGACTTTGACTGATGGCACAATTATTTCATGGGAAGGCACACTAGCAGTAGGTACTTCTATCATGGTACAAACTGCTGATGGTGACATTCCTGCACCTGACGCTACTCACGAATTAGAAGATGGTACTCTTGTAACTACACTCGATGGCGTTGTGACTGAGATTGTAGAGCCTGAGACTGAAACTCCTGAAATGCCTGTTGCGGCTGAAGAGTTCGCTACTATCGCAAAATTCAATGAAGTAGTAGAATCATTAGAAAGCAAAATCGCTGACTTGAACAAAGCAATCGAAAGTCTTATCGTAGAGAGAGCATCTCACAAAGAAGCGATGAGCAAAGTAGTTGACTTGTGCGAGAAGATGATTGACTTGCCTTCTGACGAGCCTACCAAAAAGCCACACACTCCAACAAAACAAGAGACTCAATTCGAGAACTTGAAAAAATTCGCAAACTCACTAAAAAAATAAAATAAAAAAACTATGTCATTCGTTGTTTCTTCTCTAGCAAACTACACCAATGAGCAGTCAACTGACTTGTTGGTTAAAGCGTTGTTCGGTTCAAAAACCGCTTCAACTTTGCAATCTGCAGGTCAAGTACAAGTAGGTGTAAAATCTGCTTCTGCTTTGAACTTGTTGAACTCTACCGTTTACTTTCAAGCAGACGGCTGTGGCTACACTCCTAGTGGTGCTACTACTTTCACTCAGCGTGTTATCACCGTTGGTGCTGTAAAAGTTGCTGAAACTTTGTGTCCTAAAACTCTTGAAGCAAAGTGGATGCAAACTCAAATCATGGCGGGTTCTCCTACTGCTGTGCCTTTTGAAGAGCAAATCGGTATGGAAAAATCTGCTGTTATCGCTGAAAACATTGAAATCGCAATGTGGCAAGGTGATACTGCATCCGGTAACCCAAACATCAACCGCTTTGATGGTTTCGTAAAAGTTATCTCAAATGCTTCTCCAACTCTTGGAAACGCAAACCCAACTACTTTCACTTCAATCACTAACGCAAACATTGACGACATTTTAGACCAAATCTACGCTCAGTTGCCTGCTCGTGTAGCGACTAAGAGTGACTTGGTTTGTTTCATTGGTGTTGATGCTTTCAAATTGATGTTGGTTAACTTGAAGAATGCAAACTTGTATCATTATGTTGCTGACGCTCCTCAGACTATGGAGTTGGTTTACCCCGGCACTAACATGAAATTGATTGCAGTTGGTGGTTTGAGCGGAACTAACAAACTTGTTGCAGGTTCTTTGTCAAACTTCTTCGTAGGTACTGACTTAGCAAATGAAGAAGAAGCATACAAATTGTGGTATTCTCAAGACAACGATGAAGTTCGTTTCATGACTACCTTCAAGTATGGTGTTCAGGTTGCTTATCCTGCTGAAATCGTTTACTTCACTCTTTAATCTGATATAGGATGGCTTGTTTATTAACACAAGGATTTACTCTTGACTGCAAAGATTCAGTAGGGGGTATCAAAAGCATCCACCTTATCAGTTGGGTGACTTCAAAGTTCACCGCAGTTAGTGGCGAAATTACTGCTACAACCGTAGTGAGTGGTGATGTTTACACCTATGAATTGCCAAAAGGTACAGGCTCTCTCACAAACACTACAAATGTGAGTGTCGAGAATGGTACTACTTTCAATCAATGCGATGTCGCTTTCAAGTTGCGTAGACTTGCAACAACTAAGAGAAATGAGATGAAACTTCTTGCTCAAGGTCGTTGCTACGCTATCGTGAAAACTAACAACGATGAGTATTGGTTGTGTGGTAAAGAATACGGATGCGATGTCACTGCAATGGTAGCAAACACAGGAACTGCTATGGGCGATTCCACAGGCTATGAAGTAACTTTGAGCGCTATCGAAGCAGAAGCGCCTTATAAACTTCAAGCGAGTGTTGCTACTACTCTTGGAATTTAGTATATTTGAATTTCATATCTGTTTAACGAAAGAGAGAGACTCACAAGGTCTCTCTTTTTTGTTACATCATTCATCTCTCGCTATTTAATTACAATGCTACAAATTACTAAACAAGAATCGAAAAATTGGTATTTGACACTGACTGAGAAAGTGACAATATCAACGCCTAAGTTCTTATTTAGCATGACGCATTTATTGACTGACCAAGTTGTGAATGTGATATTGACAGATATCTCTACACATACTGAGCGATACAACAAATTTGCTGTCACTGAAGGAGTCACTTTTACTCTCTTAAACGGAGAATACGAGTACAAAGTCTATGCTCAAACTTCTGCAACGAATTTAGACCCTACGCTAGCAAATGAACTAGTAGAGATTGGTATCTTAAAATGTCAGTTAGTAGAGCAACCTGAAGTATACTACACGCCATCGTGAATAAGCAACACGACATATTGCCTACAAGCGCTGTTGATGTCTTTTTTAATCTCGCAACGCAAAGCGATGAGATGTTAATGACTCAAGATGGCTTATATTTAGGATTTGATGGCATACAATTCATAGACTCAAAGCAATACAATCCTACTTTAGTCGAAAAACAAAACAATGTGAGTACAAGTGCAAAGAATTATACGCCTAGTTTGAGCGAGAAAATCATTGCACCTACGATTTATGACTATCTTTTAACAACTTCAAACGATTATTTAAGAACGCAAGACGGCAATTTTATCATATTATGAGCAACAAAAGAATCACAGATTTAACAGAACTAACGGCACCGACAAGTGACGATGTATTTCCCGTAGTTGATATTGCGACAAATACTACTCAAAAAGTTCAACTAGGCAATCTACCTGTTCAGAGTGCTGTGACAACTGCTCTTGCTACAAAACAAGATACACTCGTTTCAGGAACGAATATCAAGACCGTCAATTCTACATCAATCTTAGGTAGTGGTAACATCTCAATTCCTACAACATCACCAAGCGGCGTCAGTGGTGCAATTCAGTTCAGCAATGGAAGTGCATTTGCAAGTGATGCGGCAAACTTCTTTTGGGATAATACCAATAAAAGGTTGGGGGTTGGAACAAACACGCCAAGTGAAATTGGACATTTTTACAACACCGCACTCGCAGATATTTATGTTAAAATTCAAACTACACAATCAAGGACATCGGGAATAATTGCACAAAATTCAACTTCAAATTGGTTTTCGGGAACGGCATATTCAGCAACAAACGCTTATCAAGTTTTTGACCAAACCAATAATCGTCTTCAACTGACGATGTTTAATACGGGGAATAGCCAATTTTCCATATCAAACTCTCCAATGGGGGCGAAACTTGGTATTCAAGGCAGCGGCTCAACATCCGCCACAACATCGCTTTTGGTGCAGAATAGTGCGGGAACAGAGTTATTTAAAGTTCAAGACAATGGTTCGGTAAATTTTGGATTTGCAGTGCAATCTGCAAGTCTTACGGCAACGGCTAATATAAATTTTGGAAATATCTTTTATGGTAATAGTTTTTGGAGTCAAAATGATGGAGGTACAACAATTGGTCAACAAGCCGCTCCCGTTGCTTCCGCAATTTTAGACATTCGTTCTACAACCCGTGGATTCCTCCCACCCAGAATGACAACAACCCAAAAAAACGCTATTGCATCACCCGCCGCGGGATTGGTGTTGTACGATTCCACAACTAACAAACTATGTTGCTACAATGGTAGCACTTGGAACGATTTATTCTAATTTTGTAAAAATATGAAAGCCATACAAATTTTAAGTTCAGTAAACCTAACAAGCGGTTTATCAATCCCATCGGGTTCAGTAGTAGTAATCGCAGAAGGTTACGCCGATGTAAAAAGTCAAAAAGACGGAATTATCCCCGCCCAAATCGCAACCTTTGTTTTTGCAAGTGTACAAGCATTGGCAGAAGGCAAAGCCCCGATTCAAGGGATTCAAGATTTTAACACTACCTTCAGTGCGTTAGAATTAAGTGTAGAGAACTACGAGAAATTGTCTGCTGAATCTTTACTTATTAATGCAGTGTATAGCGCTTTAGAGCAAATCTATCCATCACAAGTAGAACAAATCACAATTTAAAAAATCGCTATTTAAAGTTATGAGTACATCTAATGAATTTATGGCAGGCTTCACAGGTTGTAAAGTCGTGTCAAACACAAGCGCAAACACCGGTTCATTTCGTGGTTTTATCGTCAACGCAGATGCAGTCGTGAGTGCTATACTTGACAAAAGCGGTTCTTCACTTCTTTCATCTATCGGATTGAGTGGCGTTACATTAAAGCAAGGAATCTATATAAGCATAAGTGAAGACAATTACATCTCTTCAATTACTCTTACTTCAGGTTCAGTCGTAATGTACAACATATGATTCGTGTAGGCGTTTCTGTTAATTCATTTTCTGCAAGTAGCGGAGGTGCGTATGATGCCGATGCACAAGCATTTTTTGACCGCGTAACAACTGCGGGTGGAACACTTACAACCACCGAAAAGAACGCAACCAATCAATTGGTATTGGATATGAAATCAGCGGGTATTTGGACTTCAATGAAAGCCATTTATCCAATGGTTGGGGCAAGTGCGGCAGCGTGTGCTCAAAACTTAAAGAGTTCAAGTTTTACGGGTACATTTTCAAGCGGTTGGACATTTGCAAGTACGGGGGTTACGCCTAACGGAACGAGTGCTTATATGAATACGGGATTAAATCCAAGTTCAAACCTTGCTCAAAATAGTATTAGTGGTGGGGCATATGTAAATGCAAACGCCACAAGTGGAAATACTCAAAGGACTGATGTTTTATTTGGAGCATCTAATATTGGGTTTGTAAATGGATTTTATTTGTTACCTATGGCAAATAGTGACAATAAAGATTATTCAAGAGCAAACCAAGATATAGCAGTAGGTACATCAAGTTTTACAGAGCCAAAAGGTTTTTATCAAATATATCGTACAAGTTCAAGCGCATATGTTGTAAAAAGAAATACTACTAATGCAAATTATACCGTAACATCATCAACGCCAACTTCAAACAATGTTTGGATATGTGGATTAAATAATGCAGGTTCATTAGTAGAACCTTCAAATAATAGAATTGCTTTTATTTATTTAGGTGACGGCTTAACCGATACCCAAGCATCCAACCTTTACACCGCAGTACAAGCGTTCCAAGTAAGTTTGTCGAGGTCCGTATAATTAATAAAAATATGTTAGGATATCAACTTACACAAGACGAATACAACCAAGTTCAAGGACAATACTATTCGGAGTATCAGTTCTTTAATTGCGTTCAAGATATTAACGGAGTTTGGTTTTTATTCCTTTCCGATGAGGACAAACAAGTCGTTGCAACCACTGAATACGCTTGGGTTTTAGATTTGCCCGAAGCCGAGTATATTCCACCATCACCACCACCATTTCCTCCTACTAAATAATGAAGCATCTAGAAAATGATACAATCGCAAACATCGCAACGGGCATTTCTTGTTCTTCTGCTGTCTTGCATTTTGCGAACACTTGGCAACCTGTTTTTGCACTTATTTTGGCTCTCGTTGGTATTGTATCGGGTCTTTTTGCGATTCGTTACTACGCTAAAAAAATTGACCAAATAGATGGCAAAAACTAATCTTGTAAGTCAGTTTAAGCGCAAAACGAAGAACAAACTTCGTAGACATACAAAGCACAAGAATAAGCATAAAAGCACAAAGCAATATAAAGGACAAGGATGATAGACAGAATCTTCAAAAATTGGAAAACAACAGCACTAGGAGTATCTATACTTGTCGCTTGTTTTACGCTAGTATTTCTTGAAAAAACAACTTTAAGCGATGTGTCTATTTTCTTAGGTGGTGGCTTTATGATGCTTTTTATCAAAGACAAAAAAGAATAAACGCTATTTACTTGTAATGATATTTCAAAGACTCAACTTTCACGACAATACGCTACCGAAGTTTACGGAGAATAAGTCTAAAGACATATACAATTTTGGTGCTGATAATCTCTACCCTGATTTGTTGGTCGATTTGTTTTCTAAATCACCAAAACACAACGCTATTGTTAGTGCAAAAGCGTCTTATGTAGCAGGTGTAGGTACTCGTGTCATCGCTTCAACAACAGAAGATAAAGCAAAAGCAGAAGCAAAACTCGCTTCTATTAATACTTATGAGTCTTATGAAGAAGTAAAGCAGAAAATCTCTTACGACTTAGAGTTATTCAATGGCTTTGCAGTTGAAGTAATTTGGAATAAATCAAAGACAGCAATCGCTGAGTTATATCACATTCCATTTAAGAATGTTCGTGTAGGTCTCGAAGGCAATTACTATTATAGTGAAGATTGGGCGAATCGTAGAGAAGAAATCTGCGAGTATGTGCCATTCAATGCTACGACTAGAGAGTCAAAGCAGTTGTTTTATTACAAGATGTATCGTCCGGGTGAAGGCATATATCCGCTACCTGATTATGTAGGTGCAATGAAGTACATCGAGATTGATACTGAGATTTCAAATTGGCATTTGAACTCAATCAAGAATGGCTTTTCTGCTCAAACTCACATTCAATTATTCAAAGGAATACCTACACCTGAAGAGGCTCGTCAAACTGCTCGTAGATTCAAAGAGAATTATCAAGGCACTGACAACGCAGGAGGATTGATTATTCAATACAACGACCCACAAGAGAGAGAAAGCGTTATCTCTAATTTGCAACCTAGCGATTTTGACAAGCAATTTGATATCTTAAATAAAACGGTTCAAGAAGAGATTTTCGTAGGTCACAAAGTCAACTCACCAATGTTATTTGGAGTGCGTGTCGAAGGTCAACTTGGAGGTCGCTCAGAACTTATCGAAGCATACGAGATGTTTCAACAAGCGTATGTAGAGCCTCGTCAAGAAAAAATGGATGAGCAGATGACTTATCTCTTCTCTTACATCGTGCCTGTCGAACTTGAGACTATTAACAAACCACCGCTAGGTCTTGACTATCTTGACTTATTCACTCGTGGTTTGATTTCAAATGAAGAAGCACGCTCTGAGATGGGTCTTCCTGCAATCTCACAAGTGAAGATTCAATCAAACTTGAACGATGCTATCAATTCATTGAGTCCTTTAGTAGCGAACAATGTATTGTCAAACATGACAATCAACGAAAAGAGACAACTTGCAGGTTTGCCACCAATCGCAAACGGAGACACTCTTGCATCATCGTCACCTGTTGCGATGTCAAAAGAAAATCCTTTCGGTTGGAACGATGCTCGTGACATTCAAGTCTTTGCTCAATACGGAGAAGATGCTTCTCTCTTCGAGCGTGTAGATATGAACTTTGCAGATGCTATCGAAAGCGCAGTTCTTAATATCTTGAAAGAAAACAAAGGCATCACTATCGGTGAAGTTGTTAACATCGTAAATGCAGACTTAACAAAAGTGTCTAAAGCGATAGACAACTTAACAAAGAATGGAATGATTCAGCCAACAGAAGGAGGTCTTCAAATCACTGACAAAGGCTCAAACGAAATCAAGACTCTCAAGACAGAATTGCTAGTTCGTTATCAATATGAGAAGCGTAGCGATGCTCAAGGTGATATAATCATCGATACATCTCGTGAGTTTTGCAAAGCAGTAGTAGACGCAAATCGTATATACTCAAAAGAAGACATCAACATGATGTCAAGCGTCTTAGGATATGATGTATGGAAGCGTCGTGGTGGATGGTACACAATACCTGATTCTTCGCCTGCTGTTCACAGACCTTCATGTCGTCACATTTGGGCATCTAAAATCGTAAGGAGAATCAAAAAATGACAAACTTCGTTTACTTCATATCAACTACATATTTAAAAGATAACACGCCTGTTAACGAGAATGTTGACGACAAACTCTTAAAGACATCAATCAAAGAGTCTCAAGAGATTTATATTCGTGATATCATCGGTAGTGGCTTGTACAACGAGTTGCAAACACAAGCATTTGCAGGAACGCTCACAGCGCTCAATACAACGCTTCTAGACACATATGTTGCACCTTGCTTAAAGTATTATACTTTGACAGAAGCGATGCTTCCTATGACTTTTAAATTGATGAATAAAAGCGTAGCATCTAGAGAGAGTGATAATGCTAGAGCGATAAGCGTAGAAGAAATGACACTCATCGAAGGTCGCTATCGTGACAAAGCAGAATACTATGCAAATCGTTTGAGAGATTATTTGCGAGCAAATACAAACTCATATCCTTTGTTTTTAAATCCCGGCTCTACTTTTGACACAATCAGACCTAAGAATACATCTTTTCAAGGAGGCATCTATTTACCATCTTCATATGACGAATGCACATGGGGGCTTGACTTACCCGACACGCACAAATAAGTGGCAAAAAAACAACGAAGCAAAACTTCAAAAGTTTCTGAATGACTCTAAACCAAATAATAGCAAAAATACAAGCGCAAGCAGAAAGCCATAAAATGGTCGGTAAGTTTGCTTGTGGCGCAGAATACAATCTCGCAGTCGATGAAGTAAAATACTATCCATTAGTATGGCTAGTACCTGACGGATTTGATTTCTCAACACAAGAAGCGCTTGTGACTTATCGCTTTGCATTGCTAGTTTTTGATAGAGTATTCGAGAGCGAAGCAAATACAATCGAAGTATTAAGCGACACAGCACAAATCATGATTGATTTAGTTGCTATGATTGAACTCGCAATCTTTGACGACAACTTAAATCTTGTTGTGTCATCGACTGCTGAGCCTTTTTATGATGCAAAAACTGATGTAGTAGCAGGCTATGGACTCCAATTCACGATACAATCACCTTACACTAGCGATACTTGCGTTGTGCCTGTTTAGTATCGTTTACGGTTTGATGACTTACGAGCCATTGAAGCGTAAAGAGATACGAATAGATACGATAAAATACTTAAGAGATACGATTGAAACAATTCGCATCAAGAAACAATTCATCAAAAAGTCTATTCATAGTTATGACACGCTTTATCTTGATACTTATTCTCACGATTTGCGTGGACTCAAAAGCGCAATCAATTTGCATCGATACATTGACTCTATCGAAAGCGAATCACTATCTCGTTGAAGGCGCAAAAGCAAGACGCAAACTAATAGACTACAAACAACTAGTCAAATTAGATTCAATCGAGATATCAAAACTTGATTCTATTCAAACGATTCAAGCAATAACAATACAATCTACTCAAAAACAAAATGATGCACTTAGAGAGCGTGAAAATGTGCTTAAATCGCAAGTAAAGACTTATCGTCTTATCTCTCTATCGTTATTGCTTGTCATTTTCGCTACATATTTATGAAAAAAAATAATGTCATCAGGATTGAAAAAAAGTTTGAAGAGACTAAAGTGCTACTTATTTCTGACTTGCATTGGGATAACCCAAAATGCGATAGAGATTTGCTCAAAAAACATTTAGATGAAGCACTTAAAGGTGAGAATGATGTACTCATAAACGGTGATTTGTTCTGTTTGATGCAAGGAGCATACGACCCTCGCAAAAGCAAAAGCGATATACGAGTTGAACACAATGTCGCAAACTATTTTGATGCTATTATTGAGACTGCTGTTGAGTGGTTTTCTCCTTATGCTCATCTCATCAAGTTTGTCGGTTACGGCAACCACGAAACCTCAATTTTAAAGCGTCAGGAAACAGACATTATCGAGCGCTTTGTAACTCTTCTTAACTACAAATGCAAGACAGACATCAAAGTCGGTGGCTATGGCGGATGGATTCGCTATTCTTTTCGCAATGCTGAAACTGACTCATCTACATCTTACAAGATTAAGTATATGCATGGATTCGGAGGCGGAGGCGCAGTAACTCGAGGCACAATACAGCACAATCGTATGAGTGTAAATGTTGAAGGCGCTGACGCTATTTGGATGGGACATGTTCACGAAGACTACGAGATGACATATAGCGTTGAATTTTTGACGGATAGAGATAGTGTAATTCTTCGTGACATTTTGATGATTCGTACTTCTGCATACAAAGAAGAATATGGAGACGGTTCAAAAGGTTGGCACATTGAAAGAGGTGCATCACCAAAACCAATCGGTGGTCGTTGGTTAATCATGAAGCCATACCGGTCAGAAAACTCTTCTCGAAAAGTTCACGCTTATACTCACAAAACATTATGAAAATCAAAGTTGATATCGTGTATGAAGAACGCAATGATGACTCATTTCGTGAATTAGGAATTGACCCTGATGTTGTAGAGTACATAGAAGAAGGCATTCTTGATTTATCACAAGTAGTAGCATGTTCAAACTATCATGAGCATACACAAGTATTCACTCTCGGAGGTCATACTTTTATCATTGATTTCGAATACGACAAATTTGCAAGGCTATGGATGAAAGCGCAATAAACCCATCACACTATAAAGGAGAAATCGAAGCGATAGATGCTATTCGTTCATCAATGACTCGTGAAGCATTCTTCGGCTATCTCAAAGGCAATGTTCTGAAATATATTTGGCGCTTTGAAAAAAAGAATAAACTTGAAGATTTAAAAAAAGCAAATTGGTATCTAAATAGACTCACACATGAATACGAAAATAGTATCGTTTAAAGGTTTTTATAACGAAGAGCAACCTAAGAAGCAAGTATATCTTCATCATACCGCAGGCGCAGGTGATGGAGAATCTACATTTAAGTATTGGGATTCAAATAGCGAGAATGTCGCTACTTGTGTAGTCATTTCTAAAGATGGCACAATCGTACAAGGATTTGATTCTAAGTTTTGGGCATATCATCTCGGCTTAAAAACATCACATTTCAAAGGTTTACCTTATATCAATCTTGACAAGCAATCAATCGGTATCGAGATAGTGAACTATGGTTTTCTTACTGAAAAGAACGGCAAATTCTACTCATATACAAACAAAGAAGTCAAAGATGTATGCACACTTGATGTCGCTTACAAAGGCTATCATCATTTTGAGAATTACACTGACAAACAAATTGATAGTGTTCGTCAACTTTTGATTCATTTCAGAGACAAATACGCAATCGATTTGACATACAACGAAGATATATGGCAAGTCACTAAGCGAGCATTGAGTCTAAAGAATGGCGTATATACACACAACTCAGTGCGTGCTGATAAGATTGATGTATATCCTCATCCGAAATTAATTGCAATGCTCAAGTCATTATGAATTTAGAAGAATTTGTCAACTCATTAGGTCAAAACGCTGACTCTTTTATCACTGAAGGTGATAGCGAACTCAATCAAATCATCGCTCGCTTTTGGAATGGCGTCATTGTACAACTGCAAGATGAACTTGATAAACCGAAGAAGCGTGGCAAATTCACTTATGATTCAAATGCAAGCGGAAAGTTGAGACAATCGATACAACCGCTAGAGACAACTAGAACACCTACATCGTTGACAATGCGCTTAGGTATGGAAGACTATGCGCTATTCGTAGACGGAGGTCGTAGACGAGGCAAACGCCCACCAATACCAACAATCGAGCAATGGATTCTAGACAAAGGCATTCAGACTCGTAAATCAAAAACACAAAACGAAGCAACAACTCGTCATAACATGGCAGTCGCTATCGCAAACGCAATCGGTCGTAGAGGAATTAAGCCTACAAAATTCATCAGAAATGTTTGGAATCAACAACTACTCAACAACATTTCAAATGAACTTGCTACTAAATTAGGCAATCGCATTTTCTCAGTAGATATAAAATAATTTTTCTATTTAGTTTGTAAATTGAAAGAATAGTTGTACTTTTGTGAAGTATGACTAACATAGAAAAAATTCAAATCGAACTAAAGAGTAAGCGTTATCATGGCTTACAAAAATCAATTCAAGAAAGAACAGGTCTTTCTTTACCTACAATTCGTAAATACTTGAATGGTGATGTGTATCATCCGACAGCAGTGAAAGTGTTCAAGACTGCAAAAGAAATCATTGACTTAATCGAACAATAAATAAACAACAGATATGAAAAAATCAGAATCAATCAAAAATCTTGGTCTTGCATTGTGCAAGTTTCAAGCATCAATGGGCAAAGTCGCAAAAGAATCTTCAAACCCATTTTTCAAATCAAAGTACGCTTCGTTGTCAAACATTCTAGACACGATTCAAAAGCCTTTGAGTGAAGCGAATCTTGCTTTCTCGCAAATGCCTGACGAGAACGCATTGACGACTATTTTAATACATAGCGATAGCGGTGAATGGATTGAAAGTTCTTATGTAATGCCTGTCGCTAAAGAGAATGACCCGCAAGCGATGGGTTCTGCTATCACATACGCACGCAGATATGCTCTAGGTGCAATCTTAGGTCTTAACATCGATGACGATGATGATGGCGAGAAAGCAATGGGAAGAACAAGCGCACCGAAGAAAGAAGAGATGACTCCTAAACACTCGAATTGGGCAAAAGCAGTAGAGCATCTCAAGACAGGTGGTTTGATGAGTGACATCACAAACAAGTATGAAGTCAGCGCATACAATCAAAAACTCTTAATAGGTGAAAAATGAAGCATGAATCTCAAACAATTCACCATTCTTTGAGTGAGTCTACATGGCAAGAACTTCGTAGAAAACGCTTCACAGCATCTCAAATCTATAAACTGATGGGAACACCTCGCAACAAAAGCGAGGTTCTCTCAGAGACTGCGAAGACATTTATCTACGAGAAAGGCGCAGAGATACTCACAAATCAGCGAGCAGAAATTTTTGGTCGTGCCTTAGATTGGGGTAACGAACATGAGCGACAAGCGTATGATGCGTTTGACCCATTCTCGACACTTGCTACTTACTACGGAGGTGAGACATACATCTTCATCGAGTACGGAGACTATGGCGGATATTCACCTGACGCTCTAGGCGCTGATTTCATCGTTGAGTTAAAATGTCCGTTCAATAGTGGCATTCATCTACGCAACTTCTCAATAGAGAATGCAAGCGATTTGAAAGCATTGCATCCTGAGTATTATTGGCAGATGCAAATGGGCATGATAGCAACTGCTTGTGAAGTAGGGTACTTCGTATCATTTGACCCTAGAATGCCTGACACACACAAGAGACATGTTGCTACGATTGAACTAGATGATGTCAAAGACTTGATTGATGAGCGATTGCACTACGCAGGACAAATGCTGTCTAATGTCATTGAATTGTCATAAAGCAAAATAATTGTAAAAAAAGTTTTCAAAGTGCTTGCATATATATTTTCTATATCTATCTTTGCTATATGAAAACAACACAAGATATGAAAACACAAACCTTCACTATTTGGACATCAACTTCTTTTGGCAATGGATGCCGTAAAATTAAAGCAAAAGATTTTAATGATGCTTTTAACAAATTAGGCAAAAAAGACAAAGCAACTTTATTATCAATTTGCGACATTAACGGAGACGAAAAACAAGCCGAAGATTTTAACTAACCTAACGACATGGAATTTTTTATTACTTTCGCACTATGGTCATTCTCACTACTCGCAGTAGTAGTGGGATTGACAAAGTTTTTCTTTTATCTTATTGATAGAGAAGACACGATTGAAGAAGCAAAACCTTATGAATTTGAGCGTGATGAGTTCATTGCAGGATTTGAAGAGTTTTCAAACAATCTTTTAAAGCGTAGAATGTACAAAGGCAATGGTCACAATTAATCAAGCATCCGTAAATGGCATCATCGAGTATCGTGTCTATGAAGACACAGAACTTGTCGCTAGATTCACAACTTATAAACACGCTGAGTATTTTGCAACTCGTTTGAACAATCGTGCTTATGTGCTTATAAACGAAGATAATGACTTGATATGTGCATTTGACTACGAACCTACTATTGAATTGATTAGAGATGCTCTAGAAGAAGCGTATGCAATGCCTGTGAAAGTGTATACAGAGTTCAAGTCAATTAACTACGCATCGTTCAGAGTAATTGGAGACAACTTTGAAGAGTTTGTAAAAGTCGAAGAAACAATACTTAAATAATATGAAAAAAGAATCACAACTAAAACAAGTCAAAAATCACTTATTAAGTGGCAAATCTATCACACCGATTGACGCATTAAATCTCTATGGCTCGTTCAGACTCGCCGCACTTGTACATGTTCTTCGTCATCGTGAAGGAATGGATATCGTGTGTGATGAGACAGAAGGCTACGGCAGATATTCAATCGAAACAAAAAAATAGTTTTTTATTTAGAATAGAAATACTATCTTCGAATTGTTAACAGAAGTGTAGGAGACTTCGTATGTTAAACGATATTTACCCTATTAGATTTTCGCACTCCTACTGCGTTAATTTGATAGGGTTTTTTTATTCATGGCACAAGACAAAAAATCATTTCTTCTCTATTGCGATTTAATAAATGTGATAGAGCAACTTACTGACGAACAAGCCGGTAACTTGTTTAAGCACATACTACAATATGTGAATGACAAGAATCCTGAGACAGATAATATCATCACAAAGATTGCTTTTGAGCCTATCAAACAGCAACTTAAAAGAGATTTAGTAAAGTACGAAGACATACGAAAGCGCAATTCGGATAACGCTCGTAAGCGATGGGATGCGACCGCATACGACCGCATGCGAAACGATACGAAAAATGCCGATAATGATAATGATACTGATAATGATAAAGATAAAGATATAAATAAAAGAGTATTTGTTAAACCAACTCTAGATGAGTTGAGAGAATATATGATTTCTCAAGACATGCTAGATGTATCAAACAAATTTTTTGACTTTTATGAATCTAAAGGTTGGCTCATCGGTAAAAACAAAATGAAAGATTGGAAATCAGCAGTGCGAACATGGAAGCCTAATCACTTAAAACAAGCACAAGTAGTTTATAACAAACCTAAAGCGTATAACCCTAGCGAATATGAATAGCGAAGACTATGTAGTTTCACAAATACTCTTCTATGATAGCGAGCGAGCATTGCTACCAAAGATGAAGAAAGAATGGTTCAACGATGAACTAAATCGTAAAATCATTGATGTATTGACTTTGATGTATTTTGAGAATGAAGCGATTGACATTGTGACTTTATCTCGTAAGTTCTCACGCACTGAGATTATCAAAGTCGTACAGATGCAACAGAATGTGTACGGGGTGCCTAATGTGCAACGCTATCTATATGAACTTGAATCAAATTATCTACAAAAGAAGTTCATATCTAAGATTCAAGAAATAAACATTTCAGCGTCTCTAAGCGACTTAATTGCATACACTCAACTCTTGATAGATGAAAGTCAAACGAGTAGCGCAAAAGACCCTAAATCGATTATTAAAGTAACAAATCAAGTCGTTGATACTATACTCGAAGGCATTGAGCGTGGCGACAAGATAACAGGTCGTCAAACAGGATGGTCATCTCTCGACAGAATCTTAGGTGGATATAATCGAGGCGATTTGATTGTCTTAGCAGGTCGTCCCGGAATGGGGAAAACAGCGCTTGCGTTAACGCTCACAAAAGTATTCGCAGAAGTAGGAGGCAAAGCGCTCTTCTTATCACTCGAAATGTCAAACGAGCAACTTGCAAAGAGATATATTTCATTGATAGGCGACATCGCAAATTGGAAGATACGCAACGGCTCACTAAAACAACACGAGATATCTTATCTATGTAACATTGCAAACACACAAACAATTCAATTTTTTATTGATGACGATGCTGATTGCACGATTCAACAAATCAAATCGAAAGCAAAGATTCACAAATCTCGTCATGGTCTTGAGTTACTTGTAATCGATTATCTTCAACTCGTCAAAGGAACTAAACAAAACAGAGAACAAGAAATAGCAGAGATATCTCGCACACTTAAATTGCTTGCTAAAGAGTTACAAATTACTATAATTGTACTTGCTCAATTAAGTCGTAAATGTGAAGAGAGAGCAGATAAACGACCAATGCTATCAGACATTCGTGAGAGTGGTAGTGTAGAGCAAGATGCTGATGTGATAATGTTTCCGTTTAGACCTGCGTACTATGAGCAAGGCGAGAAACCACAGATTGAAGATAGCGAGTTGATAATAGCAAAAAATCGTCATGGTGAAAGCGTTACAATCGATACGCAATTCATAGGAGAAAGAACTGAATACAAACAGAAAATATGAAAGACAACAAACAAATGAATCTTTTTGATGCTCTTGGTAGCGAAGAAGATTGGAAACGAGAATGGCAATCAATGCCTGAATTTGTACAAGAAGACGCTCAGCCGTTTCAATCTGTCATCATTCATTTTGAAACAAAAGAAGATAGGGACAATTTTGCTCTTTTGATTGAACAACGAATTACATATAAGACTAAAAGTTTATGGGTGCCAAAACTAGGTCTTGAAAAACCATCAAGTTTTATCTACACAAATGAAGACTAAATATCCTATATACATCATCTCAAAAGGTCGTGCAGATTCTCGCTTAACAAGCAAAGCACTTGAGAAAATGAATACAGACTATTTTATTGTCATAGAAGAGCAAGAGTATAATGACTATGCAAGCGTGATTGATGAAAACAAAATACTTGTGTTGCCGTTTTCTAATTTAGGCCAAGGTTCAATACCTGCTAGAAATTGGGTATTTGAAAACTCAATCGAGCGTGGATTTAAAAGACATTGGATTTTAGACGACAATATCGATGGCTTTATTCGATTAAATCGCAATCGTAAAATCAAAGTAGATTCAAATGCTACATTCAGAGCGATAGAAGACTTTGTAGATAGATACGAAAATATAGCAATGGCAGGCATGGACTATCGGTACTTTGCACCTGAGAGAGTTAAAATGCCTCCTTATGTTTTAAACACACGCATCTATTCGTGCATTTTATTAGACAACAGCATCTCGCATCGTTGGCGAGGTAGATACAATGAAGACACAGATTTGAGTCTGCGAATTTTAAAAGATGGATATGTCACAATGTTATTCAAAGCATTCTTATGCAATAAAGTAGGCACACTCAAAATGAAAGGTGGCAATACAGATACAATCTACAACACAGGTGACAATAGAAGAGAGTTCGCTGAATCTTTAGTTAGACAACATCCTGACTGCGCTCAAGTTGTATGGCGTTATGACAGATGGCATCACGAAGTAGACTACTCTAGATTTAAAAGCAAACTCATCAAGAAGCAAGACATTAAAATTGAGAATTGCATTGATAACTATGGAATGAAATTAATCAAACTGATATGAACTACAACGAACAACACAATCTTCGACAAGAAAACAAGCGCTTAAAACTCATCATTTACGACATGCAGAAGAAGCATGCAGAAGAAGTAAAGCGTTTGAGAAAAGAGATAGTACAACCTAGACTCGATATCAAAAAGAATGAGCAAACATGGCACGATGTCATGAAAGCAGTTTGTCAAGTATTCAATATGACACCTGATGAAATACAATCGCAAAGTCGCAAACAAGAGTTTGTATTTGCACGACATATGTTTTGCTATTTATGTAGAAAGCATTTGTGTATATCTTTGACTGAGATTGGTAGAATACTCACACGAGACCATTCTACGATTATCAATGCAGTCAGCAAAGCAAGTGACTTGATAGAATTTGATAGAATAACAAAACAACGATATGAATTCACAATGGAACTATTGGGTCGTTACTTGCACGAAAAAGGTAATTCACTCTATACATTTGTTGAACACTGAAGAAGAAGCGCTAAGAGTCAAAAAGAGATACGAGAAAGATGGGTGGTTTGTTGTAATTGAGAAAAAATAATTTGTATTTGAAAAAACTTTTGCTATATTTGAAAAGTGAACAAGAAACAAATCATTCAAAACTTGACAACTCAAGCATGGGTATTTGACACTTGTCTTCGCATTTCAAAGAATAAAGAACTTGCTCGTGAACTCTATCAATACTTCTTCTTACTCATACTCGAAAAAGATGAACTATATGTCGAGAAATTACACAGAGATGGTTATCTTCAATGGTGGGCAATTAAAGTGCTACACACCGCAATACATGGCAATCGCCACCCATTTCAAGCAAATCGAATATACGACAACTACGATGTCTATGAATTGCATATCACGAGTGGAGTTGAAGACCATCTAGTTGATGAAGAGAACTATCAAGATGAACTTAAAAAGATTAAGTCATATGACACTACGATTGAAGAGTCTCATTGGTATGAGCGTGAGTTATTCAAGATGTGGCTTGATGGCAATTCTGCTCGTGCAATACATCGTAAGACAGGCATTTCAGTTCGTGAAGTGCTTCGTGTGATTAAATTAATGAAAGAACAAATAATTAACAGATATGAAAAATCAAACCCCAATGCAATTCGTTGATTTATTTTTGACGAATCTGCAATCAAATGTCGATGCTACTACTGCAAAATTTGTGAAGAGCATACAAGACAATTTCAAAGAGCACATTGACAAAGAAGAAGAGTTATTGAAGAAAGCATTCATCGATGGCTATGAAACAAAAGAAAACGCTCACTCTACAAAGTCACGCATCTTATCAGAGTTATACTTTAAGCAAAATTTCAAATGATACATTTACAAATTTTAGGCATCGCTTGTTTATCAATCATCTTTGTCAACTTTGGCAAACCGGCAGATATTATCAAAACAATCAAGTATGGTCGCAATCCGTATAATTGGAAACGAATGAAGCCTCTCGACTGCGCATTCTGCATGTCATGGTGGATAGGAGTATTTTATTTTGTAATTCAATACGGACTCATTGGCGTACTATACGCATCAATCTCAACTATTATTGTAGCACTTTTAGAAACTAAAATATGAACTTTGAAGATATAGAATTTGTAGTCTCGTTAGAGCCTAAGTACAATTTGTACAAAAAGAATCAAGTGTTGAGTTTGAGTCCTGAAGAAGCACACAAACTTAGAATCATTTATCAATCAATCTATGGTCGTGGTATGCCGTCATGTTCTACCTGTTTTGTAGAAGCGTATTTCTCTCTACTCATTTTTGCAAATCAAAAACTTGATTCAATCAAAGAACAAGCAGAATGGCGTGAAAAACAGCAAGCAATCGAGAAAGCACAACTCGCAGACGATGAGCAAAAACCTAAACGAAGAAAGAAGCAATGACAAAAGAATTGAATAGCGTAGAATATCTCATTGAGCAAGTAGTTATGGGTACTTATAAGAATGGCGAAGATAAAATCTTGTATAAGACGCTACCAAACGCAATGATTGAGGGCGCTCGTAAATTGCACAGATTAGAAATTCAAAAAGCATTTACAATAGGTCTACAAAATTGGGATAGTGAATTAACACCTGAACAATACTACGACGAAACCTACGGAGGATGTGAGCAATGAGCAACAATAAACAACAGACGCCAGTGGAGCAATTTGCAATTTTGCTTTATGAAAATGGATTTTTAACAGGCAATGGAGATGAAATACAAGAGTTGCTTGAAAAAGCCAAAGAGATGCACAGGCAACAAGCCATTAAGTTGCATTATGAATACGTATTATATGTAATGATGAATGAATCAAGTATAATGACATTTGGGCAGTTTT